GTAAGGTAATTTACTTATATATTTACTAAAAATCCTAAACCTTCTATCTTCTAAACTCTCATTACTTTTAGGAGTTATAGACATTATCTTTTCCCATCTTTTTATGCCACTTATAGTTAGGTCCTCTAAAAACTGGTTATTTGATAGGTCCTTTAATTTATCATATAATGTTTTTATTTCTTTATTTTCTACATTAAATACTTTTATATATTCTTCTTTATCTTGTAGAATGTGTGGTAAGTAATTTATTAGATTAATCTCTTTATCCAACTACCTCACCTCTCACTACTATACTGTTACTATTTATTGTTAGATTAGATTTAACCTCATTTATCATTGTATTTGCAATGTCTAATACTCCATCAATACTAAGTAATCTAGTTTCAATTTGAGATATACGGACTATTAAGTTTTCTTCATCTTCCCAACTCATGTTAAGTTCATTTAAATAGTCGTCTATTGCTTCTTCTGCAATTGATTTTATATTCTCCCAAGTGTAGCCATTTTTGTATGTTATCTCTGCTGATATATTTATAGTTGTACTTGTAACTCCTTCAACTGTGACTCGGTGTCCAATTGGTGCTAATCCAATACCTTCTCCTTGGTTTTGTAGAGGATCAATTTCTTCTTGAACTAAATTAACTAAATTCTCTGATGGAACTTTGAAGTTAGAATTAATTATTACTAACTTAACAGTACCTCCACCGTCCCACACAGGATAAACCTTAACTCCTCCAACATCTTGTATTTTGTTAACTTCATCTTTATAATTTTGCATATTTCCACCAAAACTCTGTGAGTTTAGGCTATCATAATATCTTTGTCTTAAACTATCTTCACTTTCTTCATCTTCTCCATTAATTAGTATTTCAGTTAACTCAGCAGTTTCTAATTTGTCTACATATTCAATTGGAATCAACTGACCAAGTTCAAATACAGGTCCAGTAGTTTCACATTTCATTTTATATGTTTTTTCAGATATTCTCTCAATTGCCACATAATTGTATTCTCCTAAGTTGAATCTTGAATCAATAGGAATATCTATATTAAAAACTCCTTTTGCAATTGTATTGGTTGCAGGTAAAGGTGTAATACCTCTCTCTTTACATCTCTTCTCTAAATAGTAATAACTAGCAGTATCTACGAATGTTTGGTCTAGTAATTCATCCATGGCAATGTATGTTTCTGTAAGTTCTATAGCAACAGGAGCAAGAGCATTATATATTATAGAACCTTCCCTTTTATCAAAAGTATCTGGTACACTATCTAACATTCTTTTAATTATATTTTCAAATGTCATTAACTCAAACAATTATACACTCACCACCTTCTCTGCTTTTATATTTCCATATTTTGTATGAACTGAAAATCTACATTGTACTTTACCCTTTATATTTTGAAACTCAAAATTATCTATATTTTCAATCCTATCATCTTGAATTAGTGCTTCTGTTATCCTTCTTTCAAGTTCGGGTATTACATATGAAATAGGTTCTCCAATTAAATCATTTAATTCAACACCATAATTTCTAGAATAAATAAGGTGCTCATACCTTTCAGTATTTAAAATTAAAAAAATGGTTTGTTTTAATGCTTCTACATCATCACAAATACCATCTACTCTATTTTTCTCTATATTCAATTTAAACGTCTTACTTGGTTCTTGTCTAACATCAAAATTAATTATCGATACATCTTCTATATCATAGTCAATGTTATCTGTTGGTAACATTTCATCACATCCTATCTAAAATCAAATATTGCTGTCCTCCTTGCATCCTAATTAAGACTAATTTATCTCCTATCTTTTTATCTGTATATCTTTTAAATGTATCTGTTTGTATTAGAAAAGATTCTTCAAAAGAGGCTTTTTGCTCTATCTTAACTACTAAAGGATTAACACTTTCTATAGTTCCAAATGCAATCTGCATTGGGTTGCTTGTTTCTACTGCATCCATTGCAGCTTTCTTTATTATTTGTAATAAATCTTGGCTCATATTATCACCTCACTTAAAAGAATCTTCTAGCTCTTGCAAAATCATGTTTTTGTTTTTGTCTACCACTTAAACTGCTTATTTTAACTACATCACCAGTATTTGGTGAATGTATGAACTTGTCATTTCCTATACATAGTCCAACGTGATGTACATTTCCTTTTCCTTGGTTGTATGCAAAGAATACTAAATCGCCAGCTTTTACATCATTTATGTTGCATAATAGTTTTCCTCTACTATCATTTGATTGGTCTGCTGAAACTCTTTTGAGATTTATACCTGCACCTCTTTTGAATGCCCACACCATAAGACCACTACAGTCAAAACTCTTTGGACCATTACCACCCCATTTGTAAGGCTTGCCAAGTTGATTTTTTGCTTCTTGAATAACTTTATTTACTTTACTATTATTGTTTGTTGATGTATTAGCATTGTTGCTATTTTGAACTTGATAAGTTATATCTTTTAAATTCTTTTCTGCTTCCTCGTTGCTTCTAACACCTGTACCTGCACTATTAGAACTATATGCATTTCCCGTTATTTGTTTATAAAACTTATTTACTCCTGGTACCCAATGTTTATTAAGAGGACTATCATAAAGTGGAGCATATTTGTCTCTAATACTTTCTAATGTTTTTCTTCCCATATGGATATAGTTTCTTGATAAATTACTTATACCTCTTTTTATTCCTTCATCCACAGAGCCAAAAGACATTCCTTTCATTCCAAAGAAATTATTTTTATTTTTACAAAGTGAAGAACTTCCATTACCAGTTTCATGTATAGAAATAGCAGCCATTAAAGCTGCATTGACTTTGTAAGCATTAGAATATTTAACAAATATACTTCCTGTATTTGATAACTTATTTTTAAATACTTTATTTAATTTATTTATCATATCATTGTCTTCTTTACTTGTAGTACTTTGTGCAGGACCATTTTTCTTTTCATCTTTATTATTAGTATTTCCACTACTATATGAGCTTGAAGAATAAGAAGCAAATTCATCTCCATCAACAAGAGTCAAATCCATAAAGTGCGAATTATTTTCAAATGTGTGCTTTACTTTCTCAACTAACATATAATTTTGTAAATCAATATCTCCTAAATCTAAAAAAACAGGTATTAAACAACCTGCTCTCACTCTAATATCTCCAAGTGCATTTTTTAAACTTAATGACTTAGTTTTCTTATTATATAGTTTTAGAAGTATATCACACTTTTGTTTTATCTCTGCTTCACTCATGTTTTTGTCTACTGTATCAAACATTTGAAGTATTCCCCAACTCCTCATATGTGTAGAGTCTTGTGCAATATATACATCTCTTTTCCCTGTTTCTTCATTATCTCTCACAAGTTTAATCTTTGTGTAAGTATCACTATCAATAGAAGAATTGTAGTCAAAGTCCTCAATTACATCATTGTTCATAACCGTATCAAGTTTCATAGAAGCAACATTCTTTAATGTTAATCTTCCAAAATCATCATAGAGTACATACATTTCCTTTTTCTCTCTTAGAGTATCATCAAGTGCAGTTAAAATCATATCAAAGAGTGTTTTATTTTCTTCTATCCTAGATATTTTATACTTAGTATCTTCTATGACATTGTATTTTAAATTAAAATCTTTAGCCAACATTTTTACAAGTTCACTTGCAGTTTTATTACTATATACATAAGTATCTTTATTCTTAAAATATCTTAGCTGGTCGTAAGCAACAATTTTAATGTGATTTTCTTTATCTCTTTTCTTCTGAAATATATATCCATAGAAGATACCTATTCCTTTATAATACAGCCTTACAGAATTTCCTTCGCAAAACTCTAATATATCATCCATAACTATTGTAAATTCTAACTTAGAAGGTGTTCCTCTTCTTTCTATCTCCCATGTGATACCATCAAGGACAACTGGTTCGTAGAAATCTTCCCAATGTGCAATAACTAGCCTTACATCCCTATCATTTGCCAGAACTAATTCATCAGCCAAGTTTTAACACCTGCCCTTTGTAAATTGTGTATTTAGGTACTTTTTTACCCTTGTTAGCTTTATCCATCATTGTTTTATTTAACTCATATACTTTCTTATATAATGAACCATTACCAAGTTGCTTCTGGCAGATTGACCAAAGGCTATCCCCTGCTTTTACTGTATATGTTTTACCATTTGGCTTATTGGATGAATCTGGTCTAAATTCTTTTGGTTTCATGACTGGAGTGGGAGTCCTACCATAGTTTGTCTTTTCAGGAGTTGCAGGAACTAATTTTTTAGTTGAGTAATCTCTATATTGCTTTAACTTTATTGCAACTTTAACATCTGAACCATTGTCTGCATCTTCTACTATGTTATATTCTTCTAATGACACTTTCATATTAGTGTTAAATAGTACTTTTCCACCCATTTCCCTCGATACAATAAATTGAAATGGCTTACAATCAGTTTTTAGTAATTCTAGCTTACTTAAAAAGAATTGAACATCCCTAAAAGTTCCACGATAAAAAGGTAATTTATTATGTGTAAACTCTGCTTCAAAACTTATTTCAGATAGCCCTTCTTTTTTTAATATGTTTACTTCTCCAGTATTTATCAAATCAACTGTCTTATTTTTATTTGTAACTTTAATCTCTAACTTTGGTGGAGGTATTGGTAATTGTACTCCATCTAAATAAAAATCATAAGCCACGATTACACCTCCTCTCTAAACTATTCCCTCAGCAGATACAACCATAGCATCATTCAGTTTTTCTGTTAGTACATTAACTATACCATCCACATCTGCATCTTTACTTATGTTATTAGTGTTGTTCATGTCAATTTTTATATTTACCCCTGTGAATCGGTTTATTGTTTCTTGCTCTGCAATGTCTCTAAGATATTTTAAGTCCTCTTGACTTTTATCCATAGTCTTTGCCATTTTTGCAGTATTGCCTGCTGTGTCCTTTGCTCCTTTTGCTGCGTCACTCAAAGGTGAATTTAATCCAGCTGAACCCAATCCATCACCAAGTCCGTATTTTTTATCCCAAAGGTCATCTAGACCTAAATCTTTTTTTGCTTTTTCGGCTATCTTGCTAATGTCAAAAGTATCTTTAAATTTGTTTTGTAATTGATGTCCTACGTCATATCCTTTTATAAATTCTGACTTTAAATTTTTGTACTCTACTAATTCTGGTTTCCATGCTTTAGGCTCAGGCGGTTTTTGAATGGGTTTAAATGTTGTTTTTGTACCAATTACAGTATTTACTTTTTGAAATTCTTTCATTTGTGGTAAATCAATTCCTGGAATTTTATTAATCTGTTGTACTAACCAATTCAATCCTTTTACAGCTATATTAACAGCTTTTATAATACCATTTGCTAGATTGGTAGCAAATTTATCAAAAGCTTTGTCTAAATTAACACCTGCCTTGAGTCCTGCATTAGCCATATCAATAAAGAAACATTGCACTGCATATAATCCAGTTCTAAAGATATTTGCTATTTCAACCACACAGATATTTATAGCATTTACTATCCCTACAATTACGTTGTAAACAACTGCACATAACCAATACCAAGCTCCAACTATAAGACTGATTGCAGAAATACTTGTGCCTGCAAAGTGATTGTAAACTGCTACTAATATAAATACAGCAGATATTACTGCAATTATACCTAAAACTATCCAAAAAATGGGACATGCATATATAGCAGCATTAAATCCCCATTGTTCAGCTTTGCCTATCGCTAAAGCTCTAGCTGTTCCTAAAATTCCTCTTTGTCTAATAACTTCAGATGTCCACGACATCCAATTTGCTACAGTTCCAGCTATAGTAACTGCTTGCATAATACCAAGAGCTATTATATAGGTACTAATAGCTGAAACTACACCTAAAATTATAGGTGAAATTATACTCCAATTTCGCGAAAATACATTAGCAACACTAAGTGCTTGTGTTATTATCCAACCTAGCCCTTGTACAACTAAACTAGTTCCAACAATCATCACATTAAAAAAATTCTGAAAAGCTGGACTACTCAGTAAATTAATAAATCCACTAAATACATTAAACCCAACTGCTCCAAGTACATATAATGAGTCTTTAACATCAGTTATGAAAGTTCGAAATCCCCTGCTTGAAACTGTGTCCTCAATTTTCTTCTGTATAGCTCCAAATACCATAACTGCATTATTTTTTACACTAGTAAAGATTTGACCTAGCGTATAAGGCATCTTCTCGAACTCTGCATTAGTCTGCTCTGCTGCTGCAAGTAATGAGTTTTTTACAATATCTGCTGTTAACATTCCCTCTGATGCCATTCCTCTTATTTTTCCTATGTCCACGTCCAAATAATCTGCAATCGATTGGATGATGTTAGGTGCTGACTCAAACACAGCATTCAGTTCCTCACCTCTTAATACACCAGAACTCAACCCTTGGGTTAGCTGTAACAATGCCGAATTCATTTCCTCAGTACTTGCTCCAGCAATTACGAACTTTTTATTTAGTTGCTCTGCAAAACCTACAATTTCTTTTGTACTGCTAAACGCCTTACCTGCGTTCATGCCTATTCGTGAAACTATTTTTGCAGTATCTAAGTAAGATGCACGAGACCTTTCAGCAGATTGGAAAATCATCTTATTTAATCCTCCATCTGAGAGTTGACCATCATTTATCATACTAAGTCTCGCGTTAGTACTTGTCATCTGGTCGCTTAAATTTCCTAGACCTCCTAACGTTCTTATACCTAAGTAGGTTGCTGCTAGCTTCTTTGCACTTCCAACTAATCTATCTGTAGAACTTGCACCCTTATTTATATCCTCATTAAGCCTTCGCTGTTGATTATCTGATTCTCTTATTTGTTGTTCTAGTCTATCAAAGCCAGCTTCTGCACGTGCTAGTTCTTCTCTAGCTGTTCTAATACTATTAGCATCTATAGCATTGCTAGATGTTCTTTGTAATTGCTCGAATGAACTTAATACAATATTCATAGCATTATTCATGTGTCTAAAAGCAGGTGTCATTCCGTCGAAAATTCGGATAGATGTTTGTATAGTTGCCATTTTTAACCTCCTTTCTTTTTTAACATAATATAAGCACTTACTTATTTTTAAGTAAGTGCTTATATATTATAAATTTAGCAATTCTTTTTTCTTAGCATCAAATTCTTCTTGTGTAATAGCTTCCATATCTAACAAATTCTTATATTTTAATATTTCATCAGCTGTAGAACTAGATATAGACTTTTTTTTGTCTTCCATTACATTATATTTTGTAATTATTGATAGTATTGATAATATTTCTTGAGCATCAGAAAAAGCTTTCTGATAAATAGAAGAGTTTGTTTTTACTTTACTATTAATTAAATTTATATATTCAATTGGATTATTTATGTCCTTTACAGTTATTTTTATTTTAAATATTTCTACAACTTTTCTACTTGTTTTTTTACCTGTAATTCCTCCAACTACAGCCCCTGTACCTCCGAATAAGACTCCTCCAGTTATAGCACGACCTAAACCACCTTTAACTATAGTTTCTCCATCTTCCAAAAGTTCAAATTCTAATATATCATCAAATTTTATTATTTTCTCTACTAATATTTGATTTCTATTTTTATATGATATTTTTAAAAGATTTTGCTCTTCATCAAAAGAAATTGAAGAATTTATACTTTTTGTCTCGGTGAACTTCTCTAACAATTTTAAATTTTTCTTTTCAACTTCTATAAACTTTTTCATTCCTTCTGAGTTTGACATCATTTTCATAATACTAGTTACTTTTAAAATATTTTCAGAGAAATCTATGTACTTGCAATTACAAGCTGTACAAAAATTTTCACCTTCTATAGATGGCATAAGTCCTTTTTCGCTTCCGCAAATACAACAAGGTTTCTTATTCTTTTTACTAAACAATCCCATTTATTTAATCCCCCAGTACAATTTTTAAATATATTATACTATATTAGTAAAATTTTTACACCAGAGATTATCTTCTTCTACCTCTCTTTGCATCTTTGTCAGCTTTTTTAGCTTCTTCTTTTTCTTCTTCTACTTTGATATCTATAGAAGCAGCAACAAATGCTTTTTCATCAACTGGTAAATCCATATATTCATGCGGTTTCCATTTAAACTTATGAAGGCAATAATGAGCTATATTAGAATCATAATCACCTTCATAAATTAGTTTTTTGCTTCTTCTACTTTATCTTCAAAAGTTCTATCAAAACCATTTACCTCTCCTACCTCACTTGAAAGGTCTGTATATTCGCCAGGAGTCAACATTGTTGTTAATAACTCCTCTGCACCCATTACACCATAACTATTTTGTAATTCTGCATCATGTAAATCCGGAAATACTATAGTTTCCACACATAATTTCAAAGTGTAAGTATTAAAATCTGTTTCACTAGTGTATTGTCCTGTAGCTTTCCCTTTTTTATTTAATATAGGTACTCTTATAGTTGAATCTTTTCTTAATTGTCTGTCCCTATCTGAATCTATTGCTTTAAGTTCCCATTCGATTGCTTTTCCATCTTCTCCTATAAACCTTTCACTTGCCACATACTTTCTATTCTCTACTTTTATTGCATTTTGACTTAAAAAAGCGTTTAAATCTCCCATATTCTTATTCTACCTCCATCACCAAATATTTTGTTTGTTTTTCTATTGTTGCAACACCAGCTTCATTTATTTCAAATTTTATGATTATTGGCTTTAATGACGAACCATCAATTGTATCTGTTGCTAACTTATCTGAAATATCTATAAGATATTTTCCTGCCTTTTTATACATCTCGCTGACACGTTCTTCCAAAGGTCTTTTATTGCTATAATCAAAAGAAATTGAATCTTTTATCTCATATTTATCCTTAATTTTAATCATCTCCTATTCTTATAAATAAAAAATACACATACATAAATCATAAATGTGTATTTTACTCCATACCATTTGCTATATTAAATTTCTCAACTAATTTCCAATTCTCAAAAGTAAAATCCATATCTTCATCTAAATACTCCCCATCAGCATCAAATTTAGCAATTATGCCTGAGTCCATATTGCAATCTTCCAGTATTATAGTTTGACGACCCACTGAACTTGTTGGGTCTTCATTGGTAATTTGTATATCGAAGTAAATATCCTCACCAGTTTCTTTATACTCATACAACAATTCTCTAAATATAGAGGTATTATAATAAAATGTTGCATTTCCTGAATATTTACTTCCTGTTGATTTATTTCCTTTTGTAGTACTACCTAATATAGGTATCTCACTCTTATTCTTTTCCATTTTAGCTTCTAAGTTAATAGCTTGCATAAAATTATATCTTTTACCTTTTATAGTTACAAAACACTCTGCCTTAGATGCACTTATTGTATCTCTTGCTTTTATTTGTTGTGCCATTATTATTCTCCTTTCTTATTGTTAACTAACTGAAACAGTCATATAAAGCTTACTCATAGCACTAATAACTTTTACAGCATCACTTACTACAACAGTCTTCTTGTCGCTTCCAGGTTCTACAGAAACATCATCAGCTTTGAAATCTTCTATTGCTCTCATATTTTGCAGTTGTTCATGATGCTTAACTACATCATTCCAAAACGAGATACGACCAGATTTATCATTTGGTACTTCACCCAAGTACTTTGTATTAAATAAAGTCGCTATATCATTAGCAATTTGGTCAAGTACTCTAACACTTTGGTTACTTGAAAAATCGTCATTTTTATCATCTGTAAATGATACAAAAGTATTTATGTCCTCTAACACATGAACTTCATCACCAACTTTATGAAATATAAATTTACCACTCTTTAGTGCTTCTTCAAGTTGTATTTGAGTGTAATTTACACCAACATCAAACTCACCATCATACTTTTTATTAGTATTAGATTTATTTATATCGCATCCTGCTATAGCTCCAGTAGCCCAATAAATCAAGCTAGATTCAACTAAATCTTTATCTTTAATCTTATTTTCTACAGACACTACACCTTCATAATCTGCATCACTTTTCTTATATAGTACTGTTTGAAACTTTGCTCCTACCTTATCTCTCATTCTCTTTGTAAATTCTACAAATAAACTTTTAATCTCTGTTGTTGTAGCCAAACATCCTAAAGCATTAAAGCTATAGCTTTCTATTTTATCCAAGAAAGCTTGGTACTCTGCTCCTGTCACAGCTTCGCCATTAGTTCCACCAGTAAATACCAGCCCTGCACTTGCTTCTAGTGTTGCATCCTTCTTCCAAGTGATATAGTCATTATCTTGTAAGTCTGTAATCACTTTAGCTATTTGAGTATCTACCTTCTTATTATCTAAAAGTGTTACAACATCAAACTTAGCATTATCATCTATATTTGTTGTAACTGTTACTTTTAAGTCATTTCCTCTGATACCACTATATTTTGCTGTGGCTATAGTACAACTGGCTTTAACGCCTTTATTTAATTTATAAAAATATCCCAACCTTATATTTTTGAATAAATCTCTCAAACCTTTCAGCTTCTCATGAGTATAATCATATCCAAAATACTTCACTGAATACTTCTCAAAATCATCACTGGTTACTTGAAATACGTCTTCATCTATGCCCCAATCTAACTCTAAAGGTATTGCAACAATACCTCTATCCGATAATGAACTGGTTGCCCTCTTAGCTGAGATAAAATTTATATAGCTACCTGGTAATATTTTATTCTGTGTTACAAATGTTCCTCCACCTAACGCCATCTAGCTCACTCCTTTCATAAATTTATTTATTATTTCCTCTACCTCTGAGAAGGAATATAACTCATTTTCTTTTAAAATTGCATTTAATAAGTCTTTTCTATTTACATACTTCTTAGAATTAACTATTTGCTCCTTAGTAAACTTGTAGTCATCTTCTTTGCTTAATGTTTTATTCAAAATTATCACCTCTCTTCAAACCACCGAATAACTCTACTGTATCCATCTTATTGGTATCATTATTTTTTATAGTAAAATAGTTATAATCAACAAAGAAGTGAAGAACATTGTCTATAATTTCAAAATTCATATTTGTACCTCTGACTAAATCTCCATCAATTTCTATATACTCTAATTCCTCCAGTAGCATCTCAGCTATCTCATTTATTTCAAAATTCTTAGCTTCTGAACGAGGGAAATAATGTACATCAAAAGAATTTTTCTTTAATTCTCTCCCGCTTGGATATGGTGTCTTGCTTGGATTTAAAGGAACAATAAAAAAACAAGGTTCATTAATACCTTGCTCTACATCCTCACTATAAATTGTATATTTTTCTCCAAATGATTTATCTAACTTTACTGATATTCCATCTATAATATTATTAAGCATCAAATACTCCTTTAAGTAATATTAATAACTTTTTCTCTATAATCTTATCAACTTGGCTTTGTAGTTCCATCTCTGAAATTGTTAAGAAATGTTGTCCTTTAACCCAACCTTTTCCATCTTTAGTTCTATGCCCGAAATTTACATAACTTGCATATTCAGTCGGATTAACAACCTCTATAATATAATTATTTCCTTGTTTATACACAGGAAGCGACCTAGCATAAGCCACTCCATTCCATCCTTGTCTTAAGAATCCTGTATCAACTGGTGTCCTTCTAATTACTTTTCCTAAGAGTCTTGCTGCTAATTCTCTTGCTGCATCTTTGCAAAACTTATCTAAATCAATCTTTGTAAGCTTCTCCATCTTTTTACAAACTCTTTTAAACTCTCTAAAATCAACACTGCCCCATCTAGCCATTATGCTTTATCCTTAAATAACTCAAGTATTATTTCTTGATGATTTGGATATATAGCTGATTCTCCACTTCTTACATACTCTTTATCATTTATAATAAGTTTTGAACCTGCTTTAATTTCTATATCTGGAGATATAAAGAGTTTAATAGTTTGCTCTAGCTTAGCTACTTTCCCTTCTGTAGCAGAAACTATATTTTTATATGAAAGTTTACATGGTTGATTTTCTAATACGACTACTTCTTTATTGTTAGCTCGTTTTGTTACAGGGTCTTTAATTGGCTGATACTCTACTATAGTGCATTTATCTCTATACAGCATTTCTATTGCTTTTCTAGTCTTATCCATCATTATTTCCACCTAAGTTTTCTGTATCTATTTAATTGTGACTTGTAATCTTTAAGTAAAGATTCCTTAAATTCACTAGCTGAACTTCTGTAGGAAACTGATGTATCACCTTCTGATATAGAAGAAATAGAGCCTAGTGCAATATCTTCGCTTCCTAGACTCTCATTTTTATACATATCTATAGCCATTCTTAAAATAGTACTATTTAATTGTTCTGGTATAGTAGGTACATTACAATAGTTTTTGACCATTTCTTCTACATCTTCTAGTATAAACTCTAGTATTGTATCTTTTGAATCATCTTCTCTACTAAATCCTAAAAGCTTTTTTAGTCTTTCAACTTCCATATTAACACCTCTAATTTATTGTACCCATAAACACTTGGTCAGCATAAGGAAAACTAGGTAAGACTGTTGCAACTGCTTTTATCCACTTAGCAACTGGGTCAGCAGTAGAATACTGCTCTACAATTATATTTCCAACTGAACTAATGTCTATTGATGGATTTTTTCTAAGTTCTAATTCCTCTGCTGTTAATCCAAAGAAAGTATCTCCCATCTTGCCGTCAGGCATAAGAATAAACTTATTTTCATCTAAAAATCTCTTTGTTGTGTATTTACCATCCTTACCTTGAACTCTATATCTTTCATCATAAGTAAAAATAGGAGGAAGAGATTGAGAAGCTAAAAATACATTTAATTCTTTTAAAGTAAGCAATTTATCACTATTTACACCAAATATAGCTTTTCTTAGTTTTTCATCTCTTAATATCGTGTTTAAAATAGTTTTAGAGGTTAATGACCTTGTTGGAGTAAATCCAGTATCAACAACTATTTTATCAGTCATATTATAAATATCTCCTAATATATCTGGTGTTCCACTAGACCAAGTTTTTGTTTCTTTATGATTTGTTGGAGTTCCATATTTTAAAGAAGCTTTAACTCCATTTTCATTTATATTAAGTTCTCCTGTTGTTAGAACTTCCATTCTCATTGCTTCTATTCTAGTATTTACACTTGATACAAGATTATCAACATCATTAAATATTTGATTTATCATTTGAGTTTCTTCTTGTGAGTTTCTTGGCTCTTCAAGTACAATTATATCTTTTTCATCTAGTTTTATTTTTCTTTTCACAAGTGCAAGTTCAGCAATACTTAAATTAGCACCTTCTCTTGATGCAATTTCTGCTTCTGTATCAAAAGCATGAACACTTGCTGATACTGGAAGATTAGATGCACCTTTTATCATCTTTATTTCAAGTCCTTCTATCTTTTGAGTTGGAAATAATAAATCTCCCATTGTTTCTTTTAATTTTCTAGTCTTTGTATAGTTTATCAGCTCTTGAACTGACAATAATTCTTCTACTCTTGCCATATTTCATCCTCCTACATAAATTTAATATTTGGTAATTTCGTCTTTATAGCGTCTATAGCTTCTTTTACATACTCACCTTGCAATCTTTCAGTTATTACATACCCTTCCACCATTGATGCAACTGGTTGTGGTCCATAAGTAACATCTACAGTTGAAAAAACTATTCCTACAGGGTCTTCTGATAATGTGTATGTATAACTACCCGAAGAACCTCCTCTAGTTATCTTTACTACTTTGCCACTCTCACCTAATAAACTACCTGCTAACACATATTTCTTTCCATTTTCATCAGCCACTACATCTGTATCTAATGCTGTTTTTGAAAAGTTAATATAGTGTTGAGAAGCTAAAAACTCGGGTGTGTTATCAAAATTTACCTCTTTAAAATACATACTTTATCCTCCTTTTTATTTTATACTCCATGCGTCAGCATATGGATTTTTAGAACCTTCCTCATTCTTTTCTTTAGCAATATTTTCAGCTCTACTTAATGTATTTTTTTTGCCATTATCAGGGTTGTAATTTATCTTAGTTTCTCCTGTTTTTATTAAAAAAGATTTTTGAGTTGACCAAGTATCAGTCTGTTCCTTTAGTCCTGTAAAAGCACCATTCTCATATTTTATTTTTTCTAAATCAAGTTCTGCTTTTGCTGCTTTAGTGCTATGAACATTAAGTTTAATAAGTTCATTTTCTAATGCCATATCAAACTCTTTTTGTTCTTTTTCCTTTAATTTCTTTTGATATTCTTCATCTTTTGCAGTTAATTTAGTCTCATAGCCTTTTTTAAGCTCTTCAATCTGCTCTTTTGTCATTCCATCCTTAAAACCTTCAATTGCTTCTTTTGATGCTTTTAATTCTTCTTTTACCTTTTCATACTCAATTTTATTAATATAATTTTCTAATTCTTTTAATGATTCAGCTTCTACTTTTTTTGCATCTTCTTCACTAAGCCCTAATGCAATTAATTCACCTTTTTTCATTTTATTTAATTCTCCTTTCATTTTTTACATAATAAAAAAGCCCTATCTAGGACTTACTAAAACCAATATTATTATTCTCACTACAATTATTTATTGATATAGCTTCTATTTGTGATAAATCTATTATTGTTGTTCCATCTTCATCTAAATATCCTTTCAAGTTCCTACAATCTGAGTCAGCTTCAATAAAATCTTTCATTAGCTTATCAGCAACATATTCGTCTGTTATTCCAGATACACAATTTCCACTCTTAAACCAAATTACATACTCTTTCAATAATACAACCCTCCTTTTGTTTTTTACCTAATAAAAAACCTTTAAACAAATTATTCATAAATAATATAGCTTATTAGTGAAGCTATAAGGTATATTGCTTTTCCTATCAAATACCCACTTATAACCCCTACTAAGTTATAAACTAATCTAACACATGTGAAAGTATTATTATCTACCATGTTAGCTATACCTAAAACATGAGCCATAATTATGTTGATACCTATAAAAACACCTAAAGCTATACCAATAACTGTAATAATAAATGCTATAATATTTCTAACACTTATTTTGCTTGGCTTTTTAATATATTTCTTTTTAAACATATTTCCATCCCCCAAAACTTATTCAATACCTTCTCTTAGGTGTTCCACTAACTGTTTTACAATCTTATCTATATCAACTTTACAATCACATTTATTCATTTTTTCTGCTAGTTTATTAATTTTATCATCTGCTTTTTCTAAAGTTTGTATAAATAAATCTAATTCTTTTCTAGCTTTTTTAATATTTTCTTGAAAGTTTGTTGAATCTAAAGTCATCTCTGTTGATAATTTATTTTTTTCTCTATATTCAACTTTCTCATAAGTCATTTCAAATATATCTGCTTTACATGGATATATTTCTCCTTTTACACCTTGTATAATGTAATCCCCTTTATTAGCTCTCATAGTACCTTCTAGTGTCTTTAAATCACAACTTATATGACCATTAATACATTTTTCTTGCATAAAATTACAAACTCTATCATTCTCAATAAACCATTTCGGTTCTACATCATAACCTAGTTTAAAAGCTTCTACTTCAACTGGTTTCTTCACAAATTTAGCCATATTACTTATCCCCCTTTAAATTTTTAATTATATCTTCATTGCTAACTAGTAAAGAAGATATGATAAATATCACACCTAAAATAAAATTAAGTAGTGGAAATAAAGCCATAAAAATAAAATTACACTTTCTTCTTACTTTTTTATTTTTAAGAATCTTAATCAATTCCTCATTACTATCAATCTTCATTTTAAATAAATAAAGCCCTGTACAAAATACAATTATTGATAAAATATATAATTTAATCATTTCAAATCACCCTCTCAATAAATTTTTACATAATAAAAGCACCTACTAATTTATCATTTAGCAAGTGCTTCTATCCTTTATTATTAATCTTTCTTTTAATTATTTTTTTTCTAATTTCTTGCGCTTCTTTCACTTCTTCTTCTGTTAATGTTCTTTCCCCTACCACTTTAGCTTGTGGTATTTCTGTCCATCTTGGTGCTGAAAATAATTTTTCATTATCCTTTTTCATATTACACCTCTTTCATTGTTATATAATGTTTGCCATCATATTCAAAATTATCAGTAGTTATAAATTTACTATTCCTTTTAAATAAAATCTCTGCTTCTTGAGGATTATATTTTCTTATATCCTTGCCATTTGTGCTTATAATATTTAATTCAACTTGACCGCTTGGATTGTATTCCCCTCTACTGGATGTAGATATATATTCATTATATACTATTTCCTTACCTATTTGATGTTTATTTAAAAAGTCTATTTTTTCTTTTTCATTAAAGAAATACAAGGACCTATTCACATTTCCCTTATAATTAGGCATCTTATCTAATGCACTATCTAAGTTACTTATAAAATTTTTATCTTCACTTGTTAATGATAACCCTCTTCTAAGTTTCTCATTAATTTTATAAGAATCACTACTTACATATTTATTAATTGCAAGTTGTTCATTATCTGATAACTTAATGTTTTTATTAATATATTTCTCATACCATTCTTTATACTTCATACTAGATGGTACATAATATGTTTTTCCATCTTCTCCTCTTGCTGCTCTATAGCCTTCTTCATCACTAAAAAAAGGAGCTGTTGTTGTCCTACAACGACAATGAAATGGTGGAGCTGTAACTCCAACTTGATAATCTTTCATATCAAATACTTTTCCATCTAGCTCTCTACATATATTTGAAGTTCTTAAATCTAATGTAGCAATAATCTCATATTTCTCTACATCTAAATCATTGAAACAATCTTTTCTACTTGCTGATGCAAAGAAAGCTGATTCAGTCATTATTAAATTCTTAGCTTGAGATTTAGACACATTAAATCTCTTAGCAAAGTCATTTACTAGGTTCTTTGGATTCTCACCCCTAATAATTGATTGTGTCAGTTTAGTATATAGCTCATTGATTAAAGCAGGTCTATGTTTACCCCAAATTCTTTCACTAAAGTTTAATCCATCTGTTGCCCATGGTTTAGAGATAACTTTATTTATTCTGTTAGTATCAAGACTCATTAAACTCCAACCAACGTTTACTCCTTGTTGAACATTAAAAGCTGTATGATAATATCCACTTGTATAAATATCTCTCATTAGTTTATCAATACCATCAAGTTCATTTCCATAGAGAACTTCTACTTGTTGCTGTATTTGTAACTTTAAAGCTTCAAGCCTTGTAATATGAACTCTAGCACTAGCATTTTCTAATTCTTTTATCCACTTTTGATTTATAGCATTTTCTTTACCATATTTAATATATTCTTCTACATTCCACTTAAACTCTTCTAGTTCTCTTGTATTTAGTAGTTTCTTAGCTTCTAATAAAGATATTCCTTCACTTTCAGCAAATCTGTTGTACCATACTAATATATCTTTTTCTATACTAGTCATAGCTAATTTATATTGCTTTTCTAATTCAAGATAGCATTTTATACTTTTGTTATTTTGAGCTTCTTCTAATTGTTCAAATCTTTTCCTCCAATAGTCTTTATGTTTCATTTATAACACCACTATTATTAGGAATGATACTATTGTATTCTTGTTGATTGTATTCCTTTTCTTTTTTAATTTGTTTTTCTTCTTCTTCTGCATTATCTACAAGAGGATGATTTTTTAAATTAGTCTTTTCTGATACTATCCCTACACTCTTAGAGCATATATCAGCCAGTTCTAAATCATTTTGAATCATATTCCTAGTCCAAGTTTGTAAAACTCTTTTAGGCGAATATCCTATATGCTTACATATTATTCTTACTAGTTTAGCAAATCCTAGTCTAAACTCTGTTTCCATCAAACCTGCTTTTAATTCTAATAAAGTGTATAAAAATTTGAGTGCTACACCACTTGTATTAGCGAAATTCTCTGGTTTAGGGTCAACACCTTGTCCTTGGACATATATTTGCTTTTCTGTTGTTTTAAGAAGCGAATCTCGAGCTTCTATTGGAATATTTATTGTAATTGTACTAAGCCCACTCTTATCATCTGCACCACTACTTTGTAAATCAATAGTTTTATATTCTTTAAGTCCTTTTAAAAACTCTGTTAAGTCTGCACCTCCATAGTTCGTAAGAACGAAAATAACTTCTTGTATATCTTCAATATCATTCACAAAACCGCTATAAACCTTGTCGTATACATCAATGAGGTGTTTAACATTATCTAAATCTCTTACCTCTAAATCATTGTTTAGAAATTCGATAAATGGAACTTCTCCAAAATTGTGTTTATATACATTAGTTTGAGTTTCAAGTTTATTATCTAAATTTTTCTCTATAAATTTATTAAGTATCTCCAATCCATTGATATTACTATTTCCATCTTTATTTTGATAAGTATAACAACATTCATCTGTCCAATACTCATAGATTACATATTCTTTTCCTTCATCATCAGTCTTTTTATATTCTCTAAGTACTGCAAGAAGCTTTCTGTTTAAATCTGATGAATATACTGCTCTTATTTGGCGAGGGTCTATATTAGCATATTGGAAGTCATTGTTATCATCCTCCCAAACATGTAACCATGCTTTAGAGCATATACTAGCATTTTTCCCAAGTGTTTTGGCTTCTTTTGGGTATCTATCACCTAAAATATCAGTTATCTTTGAATTTACTCTATCATCTCCAACATCAAATGTAGGTGGATAAGTAAACAGATATGATATTTTTTGGTTAACTAAAAAACCAAACCAATTAAATGGTATTCTATTATCTGCATTTCTTAGTGGATTATTAGTTGTATTTACTTTTCCAATATTATTAGGGCTTCTATCCCTTATAATGTCATTTTCATTTTTATAGTATTTTTCAGCTTCATCAGCTTTTTTAACAAAGTTACTATGTTTACTATTAGTTTGTTCAATTAACTTTTTTATTACATCTAATTCCAATTTATCACCTTCTTCCATTTGGTGTAAGTACTTTAATTCCTGTTCCTAAGGAATCTGTATAGATGGCATATCTAAGTGCGTCTAATACATCATCCCACTTTTTAATTGGCTCACCTGTATTTTTATTCCAAGCATACATAAAAATTTCTTTCCTGAATAAATTAACATTCTCATGAACTACAAATAAAGTATTAGTTTTAATTCTTTTAGCTACAGCTTCAACGCCAGACAATACAGCTTTATTAGCATTAAAAGCTTTTATACCATTTCTTTTAAATGCTGCCAAATGTTCGGGTCTAGCACTATCACAATAAAACTTTATATTTCCATACTTTTCTTTTATACTTTTAGCCTTATCTATCCAGTAATCTATTTCCTTATGTTGAGCTGAATGTTCTTCTAATAAATATAAGTTACCTTTATCATCTTCTCCAATTACAACAATAGCTCCAAAATGTTCATATCCCCAATCAACGCCTGCAAAGTATCTTACAAAATTAATATCATTTAATTTATCCTTAGAAATATAATGAATATCCTTATTAAAATCTTGATAAACTAATCCATCTGCTGACACCCATAAACCATTTATATCTCTGTCATAAAAAACGCCACTAGGAGTAGACTTCTTAATATTTGCTCTGTATCTTTCACTTAAAAATATATTATCATCTAATTTGTAATGAAAAGATTGAATAACCTTGCCATCTGTTTTATCTACAAAGTTAGTTTTTAACCAATGCTCTGGTTGGTCTGGGTTAGTATCTACAAGTATTCTAGCACCTTCTCCACTACATCTTGATTTGATTTCATTAAATACTTCTTCATTTGCAACTGTACCTTCATTTATGTATGCCCCAAACGAAGTCATACCTCTTATTCTGCCTAAATCATTTGTTTTTGAGTGTCCAAAGCAACATACTTGAACTCCAAACAATACAAATCTATTATGTTTGTCAAACTTAAACTCAATGTCATACTTATTTGTAAGCTCACTTAGTACATTTCTTTGTAAAGCTCCTAAATCTGCTCCTGCTAAGATGTATTGAGGAAGCTTAATACCTAGCTCATTAGCTATCTTTCTAACCCTTCTAAGTTCAAGTAAGAATAAATCATTGTCAATTATTGTTTTTCCTGTTCTTTTAGCACCATAATTAATTAGCATGAAGTAGTCATTATTCAAAGCAAAGTTAAGAACTTCAAGTTGTTTACTATGATATAATTCATCAATCATTTTTTATCACACTTTCGAGTTTATCAAAATATCTATCAAGTTTATCTTCTTTACTTTCTTGATTATTTATCTTTGATTTTAATACTTCTACTCTTGCTCTTTGCTCCTCTGTAGCTAAATTCCAATCCTTATGAATCATCTCATCATACTGCTTAATTAAACTCCTTAACTCACTCATTGCCCTACTCTGTGCATTAAGAAAAGATGCTTGCCTATCCCATGCAAATTGAAATTCATACTCTATCTTTTCACCATTTTCTGTGCTTTCATATTTCTTTAATTCTTTAACCATTTCTTCCTTGCCTTTAACATACATTATCTTCTGTGCTCTTATTATTGCTGCATATTGAATTGTTATCTGTTCCCAAAGAATATCAAATTTATCTTTTATAGATATTTCTTGTATCAATTCCCTAGTTTCTTCGGGTAGATATTTTGAGAAGAAACCAAACTTTTCAGCGTTCTTATTCTCTTTTGGAGCACCATGACCAACTGAATTTTTATTAGAAAAGGGTGCACCTCTTTTATTTATAGGTGCACCCTTCTTTTTTTCACTAGCCCAGTTGTATCTTTTTATCCATGACTTTAAAGTGTTTAAGCTAATGTCATACTTTGATGATATTTCCTTTTGTTTCATTCCTTTTAAGTAATCTTGTTTTACCTTTTCTTTGACATCTTGCACATCACCACCTCTTTATTTGTTTGTTTTGGGAATAAAAAAAGAACCTCATAATTGAGATTCTTTTTTTGTTTACTCTACTTTAAGATTCAATTCAAATTCAGTCCCACATTCTAAACATTTAACTTTACCATCTTCTAGTATTTCAAATTCAGATATTTTTTCGCATATTTTACATTTTTCTTTGAACTTATTTCCAACATTTTGTGATGTAAATATAGTAGGGTTATTTTCAACTTCTTTTTTTAAATCATCAATAACACTGTCAAAATTCAAATTACCACTTATCTCAAATCCCACATAATCACCTCCTTATAGTATAGTAAATTCTATGTTATTATACAATATCCTTCAACAATCGTTCGACAATAGCAGAATTCACCACAATTTTATGCTAATATTCTATTGAAAGGAGGTGTTCTTATGAGTAAAAATATTGACATTAGAAATTTAAAGCAATTTCAAAAGAAAATTGAAAGAATGGAACAAAATTTAAAACCTGACTTTGATAAGATTCGCACAATAATTCTTAGCAAGAAATTTATGAACCAACACACTAATTTTGATTCTTTTGATGAACTACTTGCATTTGGTAATTACATAGTCAATTCAGAAGAAGACTTTTTAGCTATTCCTGATAATGAATTTGATTTATTTATAGTTAAAAATACTGATTTCCCAGATTGGCAAACCATGCTTGATTCAGCATATTCAAAATATTTAGAGTCTTGCCTTAGATAAAACATCTAGACAACTTTCAAAATGTTTATCTAATTCTTTTATGATTTCCCTAGATTCCTTTATAAACTCAGCCATATAACACACACCACTTGCAGGTATCTTGAATTCAGAATCTAGGGAATTTTTTCTTTCTGATACTACATCTTGTGTGTTTTTCTTAATCTCCATAATTTCATTCTCCTTTTAATTTATTGTATAAAAAAAGACCATCTATCAAGATAGTCATTTTAGATTTTATGTACTTTTATTTTTTTAGATATTTCAACATTTGAACTAAATAGTCCCCATCTAACGAATCTGTTTCGTCTTTATCAAGGCTTCTTTTTCCAAAGTCTACAAATCCATTATCCTTATAAAATTCAATTAATTTAGGTTTATCTTCACATTCAAGGTACACTATTTTCCCACCCATATCTAACTGTACTGCTTTTATCTTGTCACATGCAATTTTTAGAAGTTCATCACCCTTGATTAATTTATTATAATTATTTGAATAATTCTTTCCTATTTGCCCTATCAAAGGTGCTCCAATAATATATCTTCTTAGTTCTTCATTGTATTGTCCAAACTTCACTATTTTCCTAGCTAAAGAGTTTGATAATGTTTTTCTTTTTATTGTAAAATACTTATTAGCTAGAGTGAAATATCCAACTATAACAGGCTTGCCTTTATAAGAAGTTAGCACTAAATGTGTACTAGCCAAACCTTGTTTAGAAAATTCAATAGCTTTGTTTTTTAAAAATTCTTCTACATCTTTATTAAGGGGACAAGAAAAACTGGAGAGAATTTTTTTAACTTCTTCTTCCTCCAGCTCTCCTAGCATATTACTTAAGTTTACAATTAAATAGCCACTCATTAAAATCTCCCGAATATATCCTTTATTTTATCTTTTGGTACTTCTGAACATTTTTTACTTAATACAACTTCTTTTTCTTGTTTATTTTTAGCATTTTCTAGAGCTGATACTAGATTTCTTCCAAATGCCTTTTTTCTTACATCTACATTTTTTAAAATACTTTTTGTAGCCATAAGTACCACCTTCCACTTCACTATTATAATTTAATTATACTGACGTTACGTTAAATATGCAATACATTTCGAGGAATTATCAGTTGGCATTTTGTACATGATTTTATTATTATTATTCACAATATGTACATTTTATATAATAAAATTACTGTTATTTATAATTAATTTAAATAACTTACACTATAAAAAATTATGTCATATATCTTATGTATATTAATTCAAATGCTTGCTAAGTATTTAATTTTAAGTATGCACATTATAATATACCTAAACAAATAGTATTATGACAATAAAAATTTCTTTTTTCTTTTTAAAAAGTAAAATGCTAAGTTTGGAGTAAACTTAGCATTTTTAGTAGGGAGATACATATATTATGTCGCAAGTTCTAGGAATCGAACCTAGATTAAACACCAGTACCTGCATGGTGAGTGAGGTTACCAAGCCCCACTCGGTTTTTAGACTCTGAATTAAGATAAAATTGTATGAGATTTTAGTCTTAATTCAACTGCTACATATAGTGTATTAATAGGTTTTGAACATAGTTAGAATTGAACTAACAGCATCCTCATGCCCTGCCTAGTCTGTTCATATTGCTAGATTAGCCCTTTAAACTAACCTAGCAATTATTTAGTTTTGAGAGGGAAATCTTTATTTCCACAATACTATTATCTCATGCTTTTTTAATCAAAAAGGGGAGAAAGTAGGGAATAAAGTGGGAATTTCTGGGGAAAAACTGGGGAATTTTCTAATTTTTAAATAATGGTAGTTCATTTTCCTTAATTCTTGGATAAAGCATATCCATAATTTTATACACTAATCTTTCCCTCACACATCTACATGTTTTTCTATCTGAGTTCATCTCTAAGGATATATAAACCATACTATTTTTCATTCTGCTATTATAAAACAGTTTAAAAAAATGTTCTTCTCTTATATCTAAGCATGTAAGTGCATTTTCTATTTTCTTCTTTTCAATTTCCTTATCTTTTTTCAGTTTTTTCAATCTAGTAATATCTCTTTCTTTTTTTATAATCTCATTCTCCACACTTGAATTAAAAGCATATGTTGGACTTACTTTTTCATCATATCCAACAGCCTTACACCCAAATATCTCATTTTCTCTACTTTCTATATCTAATTCAAGATTTTTAATTTCTGCACTTAAAAATTTATAATGATGTAGTCTACCTTCTACTTTTTTAAATAGTTCTTTTTTATTGATATTATTATCCATACTTCCACACTCCTGTTTATGTTATAATAATCTTGGATAAAAGCTTTATATTTTTGACAAGTGGAGTGTGAAAGCACTCCTTTTTTCTTTTAACTTACTATTGATAGTTGACTATTCAAAAGTCTTATTTCTTCTTCAAACACTATAGGTAACTTATAACTATTTACAATCTCTAATACTTTATCTAATTGACAACGCTTTATAGCCTTATAACTATCTACTCCAAATTCTCGTTTAATCTGATGGTATATATCACTATAAACTTTACCTCTTAAAGATTTATTTTTATAAGCCTTACTTCCATGTCCACCAAGTGATTTTGTTGCTACTCTCTTAACCTCTTTAACAATACACTCACACTCGATATTGAATAATGGTGCATCATCCATAAAGTTCTCTAACTTCTCATTAACATTCTCTATTTTAGTTTCTAAGACTTCTTGTTTCTTATCTAGCATAAATATAGCTTGTAACTCCTTTGATGCACTTAAAAGAGGATTATTTAGTTCTTTTCTCATAGAGAAATATCCATCAACTAACTTCTCATATAATTCCCAAGCTATATCATCTTCTAATATTTTTAATAATTTTGCATAACCTCTTTCAGATAATATATAAATCCCAGATAATAACCCTTTGTTTTTTAACCCTCTATAAGAATTAATTGATTGTTGAGTAAATCCTAATTCTTTTATTTTGGTATCGTCCAAACCGACACCTAACAAATCTAATATATCTTTTCCATCTTTAAATCTTTTTCTATTCTTATTTATAAGCTCATTAATCTGTCTAGATTCTCTATTATGTATCTCAGCTATATCTTTTACTAGCATTGCTTTCTTATGTTCTCCAAATCCACCCTCAATGTTATGAAATTTCATTCCCTCGATTTCTAAAGTTCCAAGTACTGTTATTTCTTTATTTATATTTTCATTCATAATTTATCTCTCCTTTACCATTTGATATATTCTCTATTCAGCTTTTTCACATTTTTATGAAAAACTGAGTACCTAATCTAACGAACGGATTTTTCCGTTGGTTAAATAACATCTTCTAATATAACCTCAACTCTTGGTTTATCACTGTAATATTTACTAGCTACAACCTCAACAATCTGCGTATCATCTTTATAAGCTATCTCATTGAGTGAATCAGCTATAATCTTGACCACATTATCAATATCTGGTTTTTTATTGGGTCTTAACACATTATTTCTTTTCTGCTCTTTAATCTTTTTACTGTTACTTTTTGCTATAGAGTAATAACATCTTAAAGTCATTTTTATGTATCCAGTAAAATAATGTCTAACTTTAGATTGATATAACCATTTTATTAATTCTTCATAGTCCTTAGTTTTCTGTGGTGTATAGGTCCTTTTAGTAGCCAAATTAAATCTAGGTCTTTCTTTGCCAAATGGTTCTCCATCTATTGTAAAATTAACTCTCATTACTTCTCCTTAAATTTTTATTTTATTCCCAACTCAACATACCCATTTCCAAGCTTAACAAAATACTCAATCTCTTTGTTTACCTCAATTCCTGTAAATTTTTTATCCTTAAATGACTGCAATATGACTGTATCTCCTACTTTAAAATCTGTTGTATACTCTACTTCAATTTGTTTTTTATTCTTGATTACATCTTTAAAAGTACTAGAAGCTATCTGCAATTCATGTATCATAAGCTCACACCCTTTAAAAGTTAATTTTCTCAAAAACTTTTTTATATTTTTTAATAAAATATAGCAATACCAATGACTCTATTTTATTTTTTATGGTCCTACAATTTTTTAAAACTTTTACAGTTTTCTCCATTATTTTCAAACTTTTTTTCATATCCTCTGCTACAATACTCTTCTCTACATATACCTCCTTCATAACTTCCATCTGAGTAAAAATAAACTTCTCCATCTTCCTCATAAGCTCTATATTTGCAATCTTCACATTTATTCATTTTATTACCTCCTATTTTTTAAAAACTCCCTTTTATAAGTCAAAGTAAGTCTATAACATTCTAGTTTCATTCACAAACTTACCTTGACTATTTATACTCCAACCAATTTTTATTATTTAATATTTAGGAAATTCTCCATAAGTCTTAGCAAGACATTCAATTCTCCACTCTGGTATAACCCATGTTGTATTGTTATCACCTACATATGCTTTTACTTTATAAAGCGGGGTATTTCTTTTTCTAAATTTCGTACTATAACATTTTTCTAAAATTTCACAACCAACCATTCTGTTATAGTAACAGTTTATTTGATGATATATAATCTTTTCTCCTACAGAATATTTATATTTTAAATTATTTATAGATTTTTTATATATACGATTTTTCACATAATTTGCTAATACACAAATAATTGTTAGTAGTATAGTCACTAATAAAATATTCATAAATTAACCTCCTAACTAGTTTAAACTTACACCTTCTTATTATCTACTTCCTTCTCCAACCAATTTTTATATGCTGTATCACAATCTTTACTTTCACAATCTCTCATGTTATTTATACAGCTACCACAAATCTCTTTCCCAAACTTCTTATACACTTCTCTTTCATCAAGATTCTTTTCCTTGCACATATCTTTATTAGTCATATGCTCACCTTCTCTGTTTGAAAGAAACTTATCTGTCTTTCATTTTCTATATCTTCATTACTAAATCGTTTTTCTAAGTCATGCACTGTCACCCCGTTGGCTCTAAAAGGTATAGGACTATCTTTATCCAATTTAAGCATATCCCCCCACAAATCAGGATAGTATCTTCTCAATGTTCTGAGACTCTCTAAACTTTGCTTAGGACATAAATAGCAACCAGTTCGTTTAAATCTATGATGAATCTCATAGTAAAAGCCTTTTTCTTCTAAATACTTCAAGCAATCTTTTTCAGTCATTTTTGCTTCGTAAAGTGGTGCTATACAATTATTTTCTAGTCTTTTGTATCTGCTAGGTTCATCAAAAGCAATTCCAATGTACCTTTTATGTTCTCCAACCGAATTGAAATATTTATTGGCAGGAGCAAGTTTTAATCTGCTATTACACCATGCTCCCAAGGTGTATGGAAAACCCCATATTTGCCCTTTACGCTTACCTTGTTTATTAACAGTATAAAAGTATTCTTCAAAGGTTTTTTCTGCTTTAATTCTTGTTATTTTAAAGTTTATTCTTTTCTCAAAATCATCTATTATATCATAAATTTCTTTAAATTCTAGTCCTGTATCTATAAAAACAATCTCGTCTAACAGAAGCCTTTTTTCTAATATTAAAAGGAGCATTGCTGCTGAATCTTTTCCTCCACTAAAACTAGCTACATATTTCATATGAGCACCTACTTCTCATTATAGAAATGAACATTTTTAATAACTATATCTATAGTCCCATTTCCATTATGTCTAATACCATACTTCATAAAATCCTCAAAATCATCCATCTTGCCTTTTATCTCAAAACCTGTATCTGTTTTTATACGTCTATTTTTTAAATTCTTCTCAACCCATTTTTTATCAATATTAAAACTTTCAATTCCTTTTTCTTCTGCATGGTCCTTAAAACTTTCTTTTAAATCATCCTTTATCGCCTTATCAGCAAACTCATTTATATCAAGTTTTTGTTTTTCTCTTAACATATAAAGTAACATTCCTCTTACATCTTCGCCCTGCTTCATATCACTATATAAATGTGCTATATAAGAGTCCACAAAAGCTTTAAACATCTTAGTCTTGTACTTGTCATCTTTCACTTTAGTAGCATTTAAAAACTCTGTAACAAACTTAGAATTAGCTTCTTCCTTTTCTGCATCCTTGTCTAAAACCCTAAGATGGTATTCATCATTCATTCCACTTAATCCAACCAAAGCAGCAACTTTGACCGTTTTAGTTTCTTGTATATTAACTTCATTAGCTGACATCTGTATATTAAATTTATCATCTTTAAACTCGATTGAATGAGTATATGACTTGTTGTAATCAAGTTTTAATATAGCAACTTTCTTTTCATCTTTTTGAGAGTATAAGCAAATTGCTAAGTCACAAGATTCTAATGTAGCATTAAGCTTCATAACATCAAATAAATAAGCTGCAATCTCTTTAGAGTTATTTAAAAATGAACTTTCATCATAAATAATTTGTTCACAACACTTCTTAATTAGATTGTTACTATAGTCATTAAATATAGCTGTTCTGATGTCATTATCTCTTGATACTTTGCTTATTTTCTTTTGAAAGAAAGCTTCAATATCTTGGCTGACTCTACCCTCAAAATCATTTAGTATTGGTGTGTCGCTATTCTTATCTAAAACATGTATTATAAATTTGTGTATTATCATACTTCCACCCCTTCATCCTCAAAATATTCAGCCATTTTTTGGCTTCTAGTATCTTTTATAACTTCTTCAACTTTATCTATTGTTACAAGCAGTATCTTGTCATCTTTAGCTAATAATTCAGCTTTCTTTTTTAAATTTTCTATACTTCCACATGAATAATTTATCTTGCGTTCATCTAGTAATAATCCTTTTTGCCATCTCAATACATACTTTGACATTTGTTCCATCCCCTATTTTAATAATCTTCTCCATTTGTTAAATCATAATCTTCTATATCATTTCCTAAATCCAAAATTATTTTTGACCCATGAGCAAATATTTTAAATAGCAAATCTCCAAAATTATCAAATCCACTCATTATATCTTTAGATGATATTTCTCTATTCTCGTATCTATATGATGCAATAGTTCCATCTTTTCTCAACAATATAGAGTGTTCACATCTGTATTTACTTTTATTTGGTTCTTTATCAATTTCAATCCATCCCGAACCATATTTATTTTCATCAAGAATAAATGTTATGCAATCTTCATAGCCTTCATATTCATCAATATCATATTTATCCATTTTTAATATTTCCAACAATTCGCTCATTTTATATTCTTTTTCAGCACCTACAAGCATGTTATCTAAATTTCTTTTTAAGTGTTCAATAGCTTCTACCTTCATTGTCATATCAATCTTTTCTTTTACTGTAGTTGCTACGAGCACATTATATTTTTGTATATCTAATTTATCTAAATTTATATTTATATTTTCACTTAGATGTTTTTCAATTTTTTTACTAAAATCACCCCAATTTCCAAAAACCTCATTCACAACTCTTTTTATTGTTTCTGCCAATTGTTTTTTAACTACTTCCTCTACAAAGCCATTTTCCTCTAACTCTACTAGTGCATCATTCATAATTTTATTTAAATCCATTATATTATTCCCCTCTCTATTTTCATTTTTGAGAGTCACAAAACACTTCAACAATAATTTATACCAAAAGACATTTTGCAACTCTCTAAACTGTCTTAATTAGATATTTTCACTTATATTTCTTCTAACATTTCCTCGAGTTTATTTTTTAATAAATCATATTTTTCTTTAGTTTCTAAATCTAATATTCTAACTCTTCCTCACTCTGCTATAATAGCTATATTTGAACTTTCACATATCATCTGTATATAATTTACAGAAGCATTTATAATTTCTAATCTATCATCCATTCTTATACACCTCTTTTATTGTCGCAATTTTCACACTCTTTTAGATTCAATCTATACTCATAAACTCTACCAGCTATAAAACTTCCTATTATAAGCATTGTAATAGCTAATATATTCATTTTTCTAACATCCCCTCACACTCATACCTACTTAATATTTTTATAGCTATATCAATAGCTTTATTAACAGAACACTTTTTCTTATTTAATATCTTTTCAGCTAACTTAATTACTTGTTCCACATTTGCTAATACCATCTGTCGCTCCTTGAATATACTCTGCTTTCCAACCATCCTCAGTTGATTTATTTTCTCTAGCTAAATAACTTGCATAGCTACGACTAACCTTTATATATCTACTTGCTTCTTCAGCACTCTTAAGAATCTTTACCTCTCCAGTATTTATATTGAAAATTTTTATAATTTTTCCTGGTCCACCACGATTTGTAGTTTTTATTTCTGAATCTTCATATTTTATTTGTTTCTCAATTTCATTTTTTATTTTTTCATTTCTCTTTCTTATTGCTCTTAAATTAAGTTCAAACATATCTTCTATATCAATAGTTTTTTCTAAAAACGTTCCTGCATCCATCCAAATTTTAGCCATTTTATTACATCTCCCTTATTAAAATACCTAACATTTTATATTGCATTATTTTTGCTACAACTGCTGATAAATGCAATATCTTAAGCCACAACATTTCTCTTTGTAGATACTCCCATCCAGATACTATTTCAAAAGTAGCTTTACCTTCATATTTTACTCTCTCAAACGGATTGTCTATTTCTGTACTCTCGAACATTACTTCTCCAATTCTTGTATCATTTATCTCAAAACTTCCCTTATCACATTCCAAGAAAAGTTTCTTACACTCATGTTTCACTTTTAGACCTCCAACACTTTAGGTTTCCTTATCTTTTCTAACATCTCAGGATTTTCATATATATTGCCAATAACTTTAACCACTGCAATTTCATGAAATAACCCAACGCATTCTCCTAGCACTTCATTATCTATTACAAAGAAACCTTCTTCAAATTTTACCTCTCCTATAAATTCTTCAAATGATAAGATGTATGAAACAATATCACCCTCATAGATTTCTTTTCTAATACAATCCTTCAAACCTGTGTATATCATAACCTCAAAATTTTCATTGCTTGTTGGTAAATAAACACCACTATAAACCCACTCTCTAAGCAAATTTTTAGAATAGCACACCATTTCATCATAACTATACATTTCTTTACCATTTTTATTCCATTCTCTAAATTTTAACTCCATCTTTCATCCCTCCAATATTTTAACTTCCTACTCCAAACTTCTCTTTTTGGCTTTTCTTAATAATGTCATCAAGCTCATTCTCTGAATACTTAGTAAATGTTTGTTCAAAGTTAGCAAACTTATTTTTACTCACATGGTTATTAACTACTTTTTTTGTTTTCTTATTTTCTTGCTGTAATCTATATGATTCCAGTTGCTCATATGTAGTAATATTTGCATCCTTCCATTTTTTAAGGATACCTTTTAAGTATGCTAGATTCATATTCATCTTTTCAGCACATATCTCTATAGCTCTTTTAAATACTCTTATATCTACTTCATTAGATACTTCTAATAACCATTCAGCTGTAACTGGATATATTACTCCTATATTTTCTTCATACAGCTTCTTAAATTCTTTTAAAAAGTTATCCACAGGTTGCTTTACTATATACATATTATTAATACTGTTACTATTAATACTGTTACTATTAGTGTCCATATTTTCCGTGTCCGGCTGAGTCGTGTCCGGAAAAGTAGGACATGGTTCCATGTCTACATTTTTAGGATACGGTTCCGTGTCTTGCTTTTTAGTACATGGCTTTTTCTTCTTTTTCTCCTCTTTTAAACCTCTCTTAGAAATACATTCATCTATATAAGTTCTATCAAATACTATTTCATATATATTGTTTTGCATCTTGCCTTGTTTGGATTTATTCTTATGAACCCTTATATAGCCACTCATCTCTAGCTCTTTTTTGTACTTTGTAAATGTGTCTTTTGATATATCTAGTTCATAACAAATTAAATCCCTAGATGGAAAACATGTTCCATCATTCCCTGCAAAACTAGTTAGATATGAATACAGCATTCTAGCGCCAACTGTCAACCACCTATCTCTTGCTATTATTCTTGGCATAAGACCGTATCCACCACTTAATATATTTAATTTCTCTATAACTGACTTATCTTCATTCAAGGTGCCTCACCTACTTAATCAACATTTATAGCTTCTTCCACACTAACTTTACCATCCATATTTTCTTTTACTTCGAAATCAACTTCTAAACTTTCGCTTTCATCTACGACCATGCTCATATCTTCATCTATTTCAGATTTTATTGTTTCATCACCTACCATAGCTTTTTGTAATTCTATACTAAGTGGTGCATATTTTAATAACTGTTTTATAACTGTCTTTTTAGCCATTGAATCAAAATCTGTTTGCCATGGTCCACTACTATAACTTTTACTTTTACTCTTTGCAAATTCTATAATTTCCTCTTTAGTCATAAAAGAAAAACTATGTCCTCCTGTATCCAAATGATATACTGCATAATATCCAATTATTTCCCCTCTATCACCATTTAATTTAGGTTCATGAACTAAGTCTTGATGAAGCCCATATTTAATCTCAAATTTATCGTTTTCTCTTATTTTATGAGCATATATAGTTTTTATCTTTCCACTTCTTTGTGCTAATTCTAAAAGACCTTTATACCCAATTTGGAATTGCACTTTATTTCCATATGGTATCAAATATGCTTGACCTAAAGGCGTATTAGGCTCAAGACCTAATTGAGCTGATTCCATCATTGCTGCTATAAAACTCATAGGTTCACATGATTGTAACCTTGGATTATTACTAAAAGCTGTTAGGGCAACTCTTTGAAATCTCTCGCTTGAAACCATACTAGGTAAAGCTTTTTTTATCTGACTTGCCATTTTATTCATAAGTTGCTCCATACCTTTACTTGGACTTACCTTGACTGTATTTGCTCCTGAAACTTTCTTTTCTAATGCTCCTTTTGCTTTTTCACTAGCCATATATATTACCCCCTATTTTATTTTGAATGTTCTGTATGAACTTATATTTGTATATTTTTCTGCTATATCAGGCATTTCTTCTCTTAATCTCTTGGTATCAATGGACCTTTTAGTAGCTCCTTTCCAAGTTATTATTCTTCCGCCTAATGTAGCTAACTCAAACTCTCTCATTTCACTTTGTATTTCTTGTTCTATTAGCTGTTTCTCTCCTTTTAGTTCTTTCATTTGTAAAACTATATCATCATATCTTTTTAACTTTGATATACCATCTTCAAGTAGATTTAGTTCTATTTTCTCTTTTACTGAGTTTTTATACCTTGTTTTCAGAAACTCACTATAAGCATCTGAACCATCAGGAATTGGTAAAATGTCTTTTAATACATTTTCTTCCCAAAATTCACTCTCTATTTTCATTAGATTTTTAATTACTTCATTATCCCTATTTATCTTGTGCCATACAAACTTTTCATTTCCAAGAAGTGCTGCTATATAACAATGTGTAGCTCCTGTGACAGCCATATAGTGTAAGCATTGTATTTCATAATGAAGTGGAACTCCATTTTCCCATTCTTTTATAGAAAAACTATTTGTTGTCTTACATTCTAAAAATGCTTTTTCTCCTACTATAGCTCTGTCTATATTAGCTATTGCAAAAGGATACTTTTCATTTTTCAACATTCCATTTACATTACGGACCTTAAGACCAGTTTCTTCTGTAAAAAGTTCTGCAACTAATCCTTCTAATCTATTGCCTAATTCCATTCTGAAACTTTTAGTTTCTATTGGTATTTCTTCTTTCTTTTCTATATATACTTGAACAGAAGTTTTCCAGGGATTTAATCCTGCTACTGCTGATGCATCACTACCCCCTATTCCTAATTGTCTATTTTTAAGCCAATCAATTTTATCTATGTTCTTAGTATCAGTTACTATAAAAGCATCTAAATATTTTCTACGACTTGAAATTTTATTCATTTTATGGTATCCTCCTAAATAAGTTGAATTTTTTGTATGTGTTGGTTACTTTGACCAGCACTTTTTTTATTGAAATAATCCTGCTAAACATATTGCAAATAAACCTACCATTTTATTTCCTCCTAAGATAAAATTTTAATCTCATAATCACCATCTTGAATATCTTCTGTTATTAAGGCTTGATACTCCATACAGCCTCTACCTTCATCAAAGTATGCTAAATTTAATTCTTTTTCTGTTGCTACTACTACTATACAATCAATTTCAAAACCAAATCTTTTGCAATTTACTTTTACTGCATTTCCTACTTTAATTGTTTGTAAATCAAATTCTTTTACCAATTCAACCATTATTTGACCTCCTTATTTTCTATTTCTTTTATGTAATCCCAAAGTATTTGTAATATTAAAGAATTTTTTGACATTCCTCTTTCTTCTGCTATTAATATTAATTTTGTATTTAAATCATATGGGATTCTTAATCCAGTTCTTACTCTATTTGCCAACATAATTTCCTCCTATATTGTTATCTATGTGTTGCCTATCTTTAATACAAAGTATAACACTTTATTATTATGTTGTCTATATGTTGCCTATATATTTTTTTGTATTTATTTTTGTGATATAATTGTTGCCAAATAGACTACACAAAGGAGTTGATATTATGGCTAAAATGGGTACATATAAAAATCCTCATTTTGCAATTAGAATACCAAAAGAAAAACTTGATAAACTTAAATATATAGCTGAGTATAATGCTCGTTCAGCTAACAAAGAAATAGAATTTCTTGTCACTAAACATATAGAAATGTTTGAAAAAGAACATGGTCCTATACATTTGGATTCTGAATAAATTCTTGTAATATGCTTAATAAAATACTATTAAAACTTCTTCCTTTTTTACTCGCCTGCTTTTCTAATTTTTCTTTAAGTTCTTTAGGCAGGCGTATTGTTGTCTGCTCTCTTTGCATCTAATCACCTTTTTCTTTAATTATTTATAGCTTACTTTATTTTTAAATGTGCTGGTAAATACAAGTTAACTAACTCTATATCTCTGTTGTATTTTCTAAGACCTTCAAAACTTGCTTTTATTTGCTTATCATTACAAAACTGTATATAAGCTATTAATACTCTTACATTCAACTAAATCACCCCCTTTCTTGGCTTATAACAATATCTTTCTTTAAAATAAGCAACTGATACCCTGCCAGAAAAAGTCTTAAAACCTTCTTTTTCTAATTCTTCATTTAATTCTGCAATTATTTTGTATGCAGTTGCTTCGCATATATCTAAAAATTTAGCTACATCTTTTGCTCTATAAAATAATGGTTCTTTAGCTACTGCTTTTGCCATACAATACACCTACTTTCAAAATATTCTGTATTTAATTTCTATCTTCCAACTAATTCGTCTAATGTAACATCTAAATAATCAGCTATTTTTATTAGAGTGTTTATGGTTGGATTTTTCTTTTCATTTCTTATAATTTTGTATAATCCACTTTCATCTATTCCTAATTCTTTTGCTAATTTATAAGGTTTTATATTTCTTTTTCTTAGTATTTGACTTATATTGTCGCCTATTAACACTTAATCACCTTCGTTCTACATGGTATAATATAAATATGGAATATATTCCAAATTTATATGAAAGTTGGTGATATTATGACTAAAATATATGCTTGTTTAGCTGGTAATTGGGTTAATCTATGTGATGACCCAGAATGTAAAATGGGTAGTAACCATTCTTCGCCTTACATATGGTGGGAAGAAGGTGCTGATGTATGGAGTCCTTCTAATAAAGAAGAAGAACATACTATGTATCAGCAAGATTATGTTCATATTTACTATAAGGGTGTTGACTATAGAATCCATCCAATCTTTATACAAATTGCTAGTAATTAAAATTTTCGTTTTATATACAAATCAAAATTATCTAGGTCGTCAATTTCAAGTTTGGCGGCTTTTTTACTAAAATACATATCAATAAAAGATTTTACTAAAGACCACTCTATCTGATTCACCCCTATTAATGCATTTTTTATTTCTTCTATTTTTTTATTTTCCAATTTAACCACTCCTTTTCAAAATATTCTGTATTTAGTTTTCAAAGTGCTGTTGTGATTTAACTTAATTTTTGCTTAAATCACTTGATATTCCATATTTTAAAGCCATATCTTTTACAATAGCCACATACCCTTCTATGAGTTTCTTATCATCTTGTATTACATCTAAATTGTTAACTTTCTCTCTTTTAGATTCAGATACACCTTCTTCTGCCATCTTTCTTCTTTTATTGATTAATCTTCTATGTAGGTCAACTCCAAATCGCTTATTTAGTAATTCGTAGCTTTCTCTCCTAAGCATGTTTATATGTTCAAATCCACCTTGTTTCTTTGCTATCCTTGCAATTAATTGTTGCGTATCTTTTCTCCAGTCAGTAGCATTTAATGAAACAACTTCTTTTATTGTTTTAACCTCTGTTTTTGCTTCTAATGCTATATTGTTAGCTTGGTTAACTTGAAGTCTTAAATCTTTCATTTCTTTTAAACTTTCTATTAATACATCTTCTATACAAGTTAGCTTCTGTTGCTTAACTTTGAAATATGTTTCTTCTAAGTTATCAAACTGTTCCCAAGCTTTATCAGTATCTAATATTTTACAGTGTCTGTTTGCTCCTCTTTCAGTCCAAAGGTAAAGTTTGTTTACATTAGGTGCAATTCCTATATCATATGAACCGCGTTTAAATATCCTTAAATCATCACCTTGCAGACAAAAATAATGTTTACCTTCAATAAATCTATCTTTGTTATTGTTAAAATTGTTGCTTATATTTCTTGCATCTGTTTCATATACATCTGCTAGTTGTTGTGTAGTTAAAACTCTTTTGTTGTTTCTTTCTATTACTTGTAAGTTATTCATGTTTATCTACCTCCTTTTTATTCACATTTCGCGAATTATTTATTTAAAAAAATATCTCTCAAATCTGTATTAAAAAAATCTGATATTTTTATTGCTTCACTTACTGTGAATCGCCTATCGCCATTTTCTTTACTTGAATAAGTACTGGGATTCATTCCTAATATTTTTGCTAAATCTCTTTGTCTCAATCCTTGTCTTACTCTAAGAGATTTCAATATATAATTTTTCAATATATATCACTCCTTTTATTCTCAATTTGAAGTTTCTATATTTATATAATATACTCCGTTTTGTGAATTGTCAATACGTTTTTTGTTTTTTTCTTCCTTTTTGCGAATTAAAATCACAAAATGCGTATTTTGTAGTAGAATAAGAGTAATTACATTCGTTATAGTTTTTAAGAGGGGGACAATTACAATGTATAAAGATGAAAGCAATATATTTTCTAAAAGATTAAGAGAAGAGAGAGAAGAACTCGGATTAATGCAAAAAGAGATGGCTAATAAATTAAGTTTACCAGCAAACACTTATAACGGATATGAAACTGGTAAAAGAAGCCCAGCGCTTGATGTTGTGAGACATATAGCTGATACTTTAGATATATCAACTGACTATTTATTAGGTAGAACTAATATCAAAATTAATATTTCTAATATCACAGAAAAAGAACTTATTAAAAAGCTAAATCCATCTGATGACATGAAAGAAATACTTGATATTTTTAGTGAACTTGATGATGATTCTAAAAATAAAGCTTTAAAGATAGCAAAACTTTTTTTGGAGGAGCAAAATACTAAAAATAAAGAATAAACATAAAAATATATAAAAAAAGAGGATTCAATCCTCTTTTTTTATATGCTTAAACTCTGACTTTATTTCTTCTTTACAATTATAAAATTTAGCTTCATCAATAGTCTCTAACATTTTCATAATTTCATAAAATGCCAACATTTTAGAACAATCTGAATTTCCCACTTGCGTCACCCTCTTATAATTTATAATATTTATTCCTTGCCCCTTAAATATGTAAAATATTTAGCCAATCACCTTCTTTTTATAATATTATATTTTATATCCCTTTTCAGAACTTATGTTCGTAAAAAATGGTATAAAAATTCCTTAACTTATAGACTTGATGTATTTATTTCAACAAATATAATATTTAAAATTTCTAAAATTTTCTTTGTAAATATATTATATATAAATTTATATTATCTTGCAACTTGACTAATATAGAGATTTTAGTTTTGATTTTAAAAATTCACTTCTATTTTTTTATTTCTAGTATTTTAGATTATCTGTATATTTCTATTTTTAGTTAGTCGACTAGCTTTATTTTTCATAATTTTAATTTTTATTTTTTTATTGCATTTTTTACATTATTCTTAGATTTAATTTACAAATTATTTACTTTATATTTATAAGCTTTTAAATAAAATTTATTTTTTCTTTAAACTCTACCATTTTAGCACTATTGTTATAGTGCTTTTTGCTTTTAATTTCTTAACTACATTTTAACACATTTTTCCACCAAAAAATGTTCTAATGAGGAACATTTTTTACAAGAAATTACACAAACTATTAATTATAAAAATGTCATAAAAATAATTAAAAGGTGGATTTTAATAAATGTTGAAAAAATTAAGAAAAAAGAAAAGAATGACACAACTAGAATTAGCAGAAAAAATGAGACGTAACAGAAGTTATATATCAAAACTAGAAAATCAAGAGTACAAAGATATAGGTATATCTACGATATTAGACTTATCTATAGCACTAGAAGAAGACTTCTTAGAACTGTGTAAATATTACAAGCTTCAAGAAATAAAAAGAAGAGGAAAATAAAACAATTATTTAGATAGCATATCTAACATGTTATAATTATTGTAATATTAAAATGACATAATTGGGGGTGTCTAAAATGCCTGCTTACAAAGACGAACAAAGAAAAAGTTGGTATGCTAGCTTTTATTTTACAGACTTCGATGGGGATAGGAAAAAGAAAATTAAGAGAGGTTTTAAAACTAAAAAAGAAGCTCTAGAGTTTGAAAGAGAATTTTTGAATAAATCTAAAATGAGTACTGATATGAGTTTTGAAAGTCTCATAGAAGAATACATGCACGATATGTCTTCTAGATTAAAATTGTCTACATTAGAAACTAAAAAGTATTTAATAAACTTTAGAATTTTACCTTTTTTTAAAAGTCTAAAAATAAATGAAATTACTGCAACACATATAAGAAGATGGCAAAACGAATTATTAAAAAGTGATTATAGCCAAACATATATTAAAACGATAAACAACCAGCTTGTTGCTGTATTAAATTATGCAGTTAAATATTATAACTTACCTTCTAATCCTGCTCATTTGGCAGGTTCTATCGGTAAAAAAAACGCAGATGAAATGAACTTTTGGACATTAGAAGAGTTTAAAAAATTTATTGAATTTGAAAAGAAATCAGAACCTAGACTAGCATTTGAAATTTTATTTTGGACAGGTCTTAGACTAGGGGAGTTGTTAGCTCTTACTCCAAAAGATATTTTCGAAAATAAAATAAGCGTCGAAAAAAGCTACATAAGACTAAATGGAGAGGATATTGTTTCTTCTCCTAAAACTCCTAAAAGTAAACGTGTTGTCCCTATCCCACATTTCTTATATAATAATATAAAAGATTATCTATCTAAGCTATATGACTTAAAAGATAATGAAAGAATATTTAAATTTGCTAAAAGTTATCTTTCTAAAGAGCTAGATAGATGCTGTAAGTTATCTAATGTAAAAAGAATTAGAGTGCATGATTTGAGACATTCTCATGCGTCATTATTGGTAAATATGGATGTAAATATATTAACTATAGCAGAAAGATTGGGGCATGAAAAAGTAGAAACAACTTGGAATACATATTCACATTTATACCCAAATAAGCAACTTGAAGTTGCCCAAAAACTAGATAATTTAAATATATAG